CGCTTGGTCTGCCGAGGTGTGCGACCCTTGGGGCCGAAGTCGTAGCAGGCCACACCGGCTTCTTCTAGCTTCATGACGAAGTAGTCTTTGCCGATCTTGGTGTCGTTGTGGTTCATGAAGTCCCGGGCGTACTTGCGCGTCAGTTCTTCACGGAAGTGGATCATGTCGATGCTCTTGTGATAGAACGCCTTGGTCTGCACCACGTCATGCTGGTTGTACTGCTTGAGCACTTTAATCTGCTCACGAGTTAGGCTGGTGCCCACCTTGAACGGTAAGTCCTCAATGGTGTCGGATCGCATATTAAACTCCAACACCTTGAGACTAGTGGCGCGTGCCTTGTTGTCAAAGTGGTGAATCTTAAACAAATCAATTTGAGGAACAAATTGATCAGACGGTTTAACAAGATGCATCCACTTACTACCGTCTTCATCCTGCGACCCGATGATTGATTGCGCCTTTTGATACAACGTATCGGCGTCACTGTGACCCATGCGGATCAGGGTGTGCAGGACGGGGTAGTCAAACCCTAAATTATTAAAGCCGACCATGCGAGCATTGGTCTGTTTAAGGTAAGTCAAAAACTCAACAATCTCGCGGGAGTCGTTACGCCAGTCGCTGATCTCAAACATCCAGCGCAGCGGGGCGTCCGCATGTTCCACTGCCAGCGTGAACACGTTTGGATAGGTTTCGATGTCGAAGACATAATCGTTACTCATTACATTTACTCGCAAACAGGGGGCCGAAGCCCCCGGTTGATCACTGACCCATCATGAACGGTGGCAGACCCATAGCCGCAGCCGGAGCAGCGGTAGAACCAAACATGCCAGCGGGGGCACCAGCTACGGCACCGAACAGGTTCGATGCATCCACTGCACCCTCACCGAACGGTGTGTCGTCAGCAAAGAATTGCACAGCAATTAGATCGCAACGGATGCCACGACCGTGTTTGTTTTCTTGAAGCCACGGCTTGACGGCAGCGTTCACCCGGCAACCGCCGTACATCTTGCGGGCCAGTTGTTGATATGCCATCGTGTTACCAGCGTCCACAGGCTTACCGTCAGCTTGGATCATCTGTGGCTGCGAGTCACGACCGGCTGTAATGAAAGTATGACCAGCATACCCATCGTAAGGTTGAAAGGTCTTCTTGTTGACCTTCTCTTCACCACGACCGAAGCAGCGCAGCTTACGATCATTCTGAATCATGCCCATAACGGTCTGAGCGTGTTCCTTCCACTTCTCCAACGCCATAGCGCCATATTTCTGCATGAATTGCTGAAAGCCTTGATGATCTTGCGGCATGATGAACTCGCAGTTATACGACACGCGCTCTTTACCCGTTTGTTCGTTGACTTGTCGCTGTGGTTCAGCAAGATGAGGAAAGGACAGACGAACATTGCTCAGAAAAATAATATCGGACATTACATTTACTCCAGTTAAAAATAAAGGTGACGGGTGTGGGATTGATTACCCACCTGTGAGCATTTCTACATAATTGGTCATTTCGCAGTTTCGTGTACCCCATCATAAGATGTGTGAGTCGTCACCGTACACCACGCTTTAAGCGTCGCCCGCACTGGCTGTAATCCTGTTACTTTTTCCAATTAAGTAGCTCACCGTATGGTTGCCGTCCAAGTGCTCTTGGCAGACCCATCGTTAAGTTAAGAAAGCCACGAGGGCAGGGATTCGGCAGCAGGTGCTGCCTCGACTGCGTTAAACATCGGCGCAGCGTTATTTATAACAGCGGGGCGATTGTCTGATTCCGGAACTACGGTCAACCTACCCGCCAACTTAACAACATACTCATTTTCCATCGTCTTGAGTTGGCGGTCTGACAGTTGCATCTTTGTTCCGTCACGCTTTTCCCATGTCAACTTCTCAGCCTTGGCGGGTGTGACGAGTTTGGTTTCGTAGACAGCAGACTTCGGGATGCCCATCTTGACCAGCTTCTCGGCCATCTCATCTTCCGACAGTAACCAAACACGAGAACCGCGACCATGAACTAATTTAATACCGGGAATGCTTTGACCTGCCTCCAAACGACGCAGCGCTTCCTTCTCTACACCCTCAAGCAGTTGGCGCATGAGCGGAGCAGCCTCCATGATTTGACGAATCTGTTGGTCGTCCATCGTGGTAGGGTCTTTATCTGCGCTTTGCTGTGCGACATCGAGGGGTTGCGTTACGGTTGGTTGAAACATGATTCCCACCTCCTTCATTACGTTACTGGCAAGGGCGGCGCATGAGCCTTTAGCCTTGCAGAATTTACATTGACTTTCACCCGGCACAAGTGGTGCATCTGGTGCGTCAGTTGCAGCAGCTTGTATGATGATTGCACCCGCACCTATGAGCATTTCGTACACATCCCGCTCACAGGAAGCAACAGCCTTCATTCCCTTAAGCGCTAGCTTTGGTTGAACGATGGTCATGATGATACGTTTAGCCGGGTAATCGGCGTTAATCGGCAGTTTGTAGCCAGCCAATACACCATACGCATATTGCTCAAGCTGCATGTTGCCTTCGGCGCTCACCACACCCATTCCGTCTTTGTAGTCGATCAACTCAATCCAATCAGGACCGATGATTTGACAGTCAACGGTACCCGACAGATCGCTGCGCCCGAGCAGATACTCGGGGTCAACGCGCTCTTCAGAGATCACCTTAAACATGCCATCCATCGACCGTTCACGAATGTAATCAACGGCAACCTTAACCCGAGATGCCCGATCAGCATCAACCACAAAACTACCATCGTGGTCGACCATCTCAACACCTACCAGTGAAACAGGATCGACGAGTTCCGCTTTGATGCAGTGTTCTAACAGCATATGACTATGGGTTCCGTCTACGGCAGCAGGACCGCTCCGCTGATCGGGAAACTTCGCCTCTTCGCGAATGCTACCGGGGCACAATGCCCAACGGTGCCGTTTAGAGGGCGACAATTGAGCATGTGCAGTCATTACGCTACTTTCAATTGTTCAACACCGGCAAACAAAACACCATAGTGTTCAGGCTTCACATCGTTGATGTTTTGGTAACCTAAACCCGTCAAGACGTTTTGAATCTGCGCGCCTTTTTGTGGACCCATTGTTTTATATGCGCTCATGACGTAATCAATTAGACCTTTTCCGTCAGTGAAAGGCGCACCCGATGCTATCGGTGCCGCAGCAGGAGTGACAAAACTAGGCGGTAATGGCATAACTGGTGCAGGTGCAACAACTGGCGCAGGTACGGGCGCAGGTGCAGGTGCAACAACTGGTGCAGGTGCAGGTGCAACAACTGGTGCAGGTACATGTGCAACAACTGGTGCAGGTGCAACAGGGGTTTCGTTAGCAGATTGCAGTTGTGCAGTTAGAGCCTGAACGGCTTGTGTCAATGCTTCGATCTTAGCTTCGAGGGACATATAGTTTTTCCTTGGGGTTACTGATTACAGGTGGGTTAATGGTGACGCGATCTTCAATAAAGGCGTCGATGAGTTCACGTAAGATTTCGCTCGGTGTCCCGAACTTTCTTGCCTTCTCGTGAAATTTGGCTCGCGTAAGGTCTGCCACTCGGACAGTCAGATGCGATGCTTTGTTAGTGGATGTCATGGCAATCAAATTTTATGTGCTGATGGGTGTATTGTATCACGTTTGTAGCACAATGCAACCGACAAGCATGAAAATTTTCACATCATTCATCCGTGTTAATTTCAAACCATTCAGGATTGAGCGACAAAACATGCGCTTTACCGTCTTTGCTAACGATCTTGTCGATCGCGATTAAACCGGGATGACCCTGCATCATGATGGTATTGCGCTCCGTCTCCGCTTGATAATGCAGCGCAGTCGGAATCTTGCAAACGGAATACTTAGTTGAGAATTGATTGATTGCTTGAAGACCTGCGGCGTTTAATACGTATGTTTGCAGTTTCACGTTTTTCTCCAAGTGATGACGCTTGTAAGTGTATCACAAGCGTAGTACAATGCAACACATGGACGTAAGATTTCTTCAAGCTCTAAAAGAAAAACCCCGGGGTCTTGTGAACCCCGGGGCAACCCGTGAAGAGACTTTGGAGACGGAGATGGCAACCTTGATTACCAACGAGAATAGTATATGACAGCATTTCAGACAGTGCAATCTCACCCCGCGTCTGTCGACGCTTACATTCGGCATGGTTGGTCACTTGTCCCGATTCCTCCCAACACTAAAGGGCCACGTACCCCGGGTTGGAACCTTCGAGAAAATGCGCTTCAATCGCAAGCCGATTTATCGTCGGGATTTGGTATCGGATTGGCGCACGCTTACAGCGGCACAATGGCACTTGATATTGATAACTGGATTATTGCCGCCAGTCTGCTAGACCAGCACGGAATTGATTTGCAATCGTTATATAACGCACCCGACGCTGTTGTTATCAACTCCGGCAAGCCGGGACACGGTAAATTACTGTACGCAATGCCTTTCGGTGCAGCATTGCCGTCAAAAAAGATCATCCACAGCGGCATCACGATTTACGAACTACGGTGTGCCACTGCGGGTGGATTAACGGTGCAGGATGTTTTACCTCCGTCAATTCATCCCGAAACACGTCAACCCTATCATTGGGCAGGCAGCGGGCATTGGACTCGTTTACCAATCATTCCACAGGCGCTGCTTGATCTATGGAATGCGATGTTGTCGCAAGACAAAGAGCGCACGATCAGTACAGAGGGTGCAGTGGATGCGTCGTGGGACGAAATTCGTTCTGCCTTGGAGCACATCAGCCCCGACGTTAGCCGTGACGAGTGGATCAACGTCGGAATGGCTTTACATTGGGCGGGCACTCAGACAGACCAGCTTGATCAAGCATTGCAGTTGTGGGATGAGTGGTCAATGCCTTCCGCTAAGTACCCCGCTCGGGGCGGCATCTTCAGTCAGTGGAACAGTTTTAAAACCGATAAAGCGTCTGCGGTCAAAATCGGAACGCTATTTCATATTGCCAAGCAGCACGGGTGGCAACGGCCCCTGCCCGATGCGTCCGAGTTGTTCAGCAAGATCGAGATGCCAGTTATGGAACCGTTGGACGTGGTGGACGGCCTGCGTCCTAAGCCGCCCGAGATGGACCTGACGATCTGGCCCGGTATCCTACGCCAGCGGTCACAGGAAATATCAGAAAGCGTGGGTTGTGACCCTTTGGTCCCTTTGTTCGCTGGATTGGCTGCTGTTTGCGGAGTCGTTGACGCCCGCATCCGGCTTGAACTTATGCCCGGATTCCGTGTGCCGCCTGTGCTTTGGCTCATGACTCTTGGTGATCCAGCGGACAAGAAGTCCCCCGGTTCCCGACCGATGTTGTCACCATTGAAAAACATCGAAGCTGAGGATCGACCCCGATACAGTAAAGAATTGTTAGATTGGGAAGGTAAAGAAGCGGCATACGCCAGTGCCAAGAAAGCCTTTCTCGAATTCTCAGCCAGCCCCGAGGCAATGTTAGGCGCGGATCAAGCCCCGCAAGTACCCGAGATGCCCCCGCAGCCCGTGCCGCTTAAGATCACGGTGTCCGATATCACGAGTCAGAAGCTGGTACGCCAAGCAGCCGACCGTCCCCGTGGCATGTTGTGCCACCTCGACGAGATGAACTCGTGGGTGCGCAAGTTGACCGACAAGACTAGCGGCGAGGATCGCTCGGCATGGGTTGTCAGTTATGAATCGGAGCATTACGAAATGGACCGAGTAGGCGCTGGCTCGATCTATTGCGAAAATTTGGCGGTTTCGATTTATGGAAATATTCAACCTACCGTATTCAGACAAAACTTAGCAGCCCTTGCAGCAGATGGACTATTGCAACGATTCATTCCCGCAGTTTTGCGCGGAAGTAAAACGAAATTAGGTCACCCAATCCCCGAGTTCATGACGAGTGCGGCAGCATGGGAAAATACTCTGCGCTTGACCTACGCGCTGCCGCCTCAAACGTATCATTTATCTACTGAAGCGTTCACCACGTTTCGTGAGTTTCAATCATGGTATGAAGCAGCAAAACAAGACGAGCGTGTACTCGATAGTGGCACCGAGTACATGACGGCATTCGGTAAGCTGGAGGGCCTAGCTGGTCGTTTGATCCTGTTGTTCCACATCATCGAGTCCCCATTCGCCCCACAAGTGCAGGCCGATGTTGTCCACAGGGTCATAAGTTTAATTCGTGGCTATGTGATCCCGGCGTATCGTTATTCACTAGGCGAAGTGGGTGGCGCAATCACCAACGACTTCGATCAATGGGTTATTGATTACATTATTCAAATTAGCTCAGACGTTCAAACAATCGACTTGCGCACTTTGAAAAAATCGGCAAGGCGTCCGCTAGAAGGCAAGACCGATTGGCAGAAGGACCAAGCGGTCATGGACGCGATGTTAGTGCTGGAGCAAGCGGGATGGGTGGTGCAGGTTGAGAGTGAACTACACAAGAAAAAGGTCACATGGGCGATCAATCCCGGCTTGTCTGGCATGTTCAAAGACTACCGCGAGAAAGTCATTAAGGCAAAGCAGAGACATGCTGATTACATTTACCGACATGCGTACGAGAAAGGGTACGAGCGAAAGCTGGTAAAGGGGTACGATCCTGCCGAAATGGATGACGAGTAAACAAAAAGCCCGGAATTACCGGGCTTTTACTTATGATCAACCTTTTCCTATCGGATTTTTTGACATGAAAAGGTTTAAAAGTGCTTCTTCCCCCCGTCATACGGTTTAGCTAGTTCTGCCTCTAATAGTGCATCGCTCAGGTTCCGCCCGTCTGGCAGCGTAATCTCGGCGAGGTAGTAACCCCACTTGCTAGTTTTTTCCGTCTTAACCAAAACCGTTTTATTCAGAACTGCCCACGTTACACAATCACGCGCTTGCGCATACCCATCTTGCCCACGCTCTGGCGTATCAATGCGAGCCAGTCTAAGGCGCTGGCGAATGTTTGTTTTAAAACCCACATCAATCACTGCGTCAACTGAGTCACCGTCGACAACGTGCTCAATTTTTGCCTTGTATTCGTACATGTTCAATTTTCCCCCGTGGCCTTATTCACTGCATCTCGCGCTTTGGCGATGAGCATGGCGGCGTTTGCCTCGTCTGGACCGTCGAAAATGCCTCTTAGCAGTCCCTGCAGTGCTGCCAGTAGATCAGGTGCTGCGGCGATTAGGCGGGCGTCTTCGTCAACATTATTTGTCATCGCTCCTGCGGTTCTAACTGCTTGTGCCACTACAGTTGCTTCAACACCCTCACCGGCCCATACATTCCTGTACGGTTCGTCTGTATGTGCGTCGTAACTCCCTAGATTGCCGATGCGCCACGGTCCCGGCGTGTGTTTGTTCATTCTTTTTCCCCTGTTGCTTTTGCGATGACGGCTCTGGCGAATTCAGTCACTTCGTCTGGCGATATATACATGGCACGGCATTCTTGCCTATCGCCGTGAGAGATGTTGTGTCCTGTTACGTGCTCCCACTCATCTGCTATCTCCTCATCAGTTAGCTGCTTGCGCTGTGGTTGGGCGGTGTAAAGTGGTTCGATTATGTAGCCGCTAGTTCGTTTGCAGGAAATGTAATACCCGTCATCTGAAATAGACCACGGCTTGTTCTTTGTCTCCTTGAATCGCCACGCCACCGGCTCCTGCTCCGGCTGTGCCAGCCTCTCGCGCAAGGCTTCGACCGCTTCCAACCCTCGAAGCCATGTGCCCCACGACACAGCCACATGTAGCGCATCGAGCGCCTGCTCTAATAGTTCTCGGTCAGTCATCTCTCCCCTTTCTTGTTTAGTCTCTCACTAACTATCTCGGCACACTGCTCAACGAACAGACTAGCGTTGTCCCATGCTTCCTCTGGTGTTTTGAATTTGAACCCGGCATCGGTAGCGACTCCACCGCCGTAGACTGTGCCTATCCAATAGGTTTGCAGTTTGCCGTTTTCGACAACCTGAAATCGCTCGGTGTTGATGTCGCTTTGCAGTGCCATTGCATACGCGGAAATTCGGTCAGTCATATTGCCCCTCACATTCGCATGGACTGCATTCGCACATCGTGCACCAGCCCTGTTTAACTAAAACCTGCTTTAGGTGGAAATGGCACTCTGGAGAGTCGTTATCCAGCGCCATGAATGCGGCTTGAACAAGATCTTCGTACTGTTTAACATGCCTTTCCCACGCTTTATTTGAACTCGCCTCTTTGGCTTTCAGTAGGTCAATTTCGTCCTGCTTTTCTTTCAGGATGCGCTCGAAAATTTTGTCAATCATTTTTCACTCCCTTGCTCTGATGGCTGCTAAAAAATCTTGCCCGTCGAATTTTTTTTCAATGTCATCGCGCATTTTCTTACGAGCCTCACGCTCGGCAGCTGCGACTAGGGCGGCGAAGCGTTTAAGGCATCCCAAAGCCGCATTACATGTGCAGTCTCGTATGCCAGCCTCCCGCGCCATGCGGATAATGTCATCTCTGGTCATTGCTTCTTCCCCATTGCTTTGTCAATCGCAGCTTCAAACTCAAATCCGATATAGCCAGTACCAAAGGCTGCAAAACCACTAATTGTTTCTTTGTCATATTTCGACGGGTTCCACGAAAAACTAGCGTTGTTATCCCTTAACCATCTATAACGATCTGCGTCTTTTTTATCGGCTTCTGCAACGAGGGCGGCGAAACGTCCAATGCCTTCCGTGGTGCAATCCCAATATTGGTCTGAGAGGTTAACGAATCCAGCTTCCCGCGCCATACGGATAATGTCATCTCTGGTCATTGCTTCTCGTCTCCACGTAATCGGATTTTTCGGTTTGGATTAATTCTGCACTACTTGCCGACCCCGTTTGCGCGGAGTTGGTTGTTCAACTGGCGGTAAAAACGATTCATGAAGAGCGGGAGCCAGTGCCTCGATCATACCTAGCACGTCGAGTAAGCGAAACGCCACGGCACTCGGTTCACGTTGACCTTTGCACCACTTGCGAAGAGTGAACACGGGAACTCCGAAGTAGTCTGCAGCGCGTGCCTCATTAAGGTTCAGTCTGTGCATTGTCTCAAGCAGTCGCGCAGCGAAGCTATTTGAAACGGGGTTTTGTGCGTTATTCATAAGTCTAGAAAATCGGAAATTATTGGGAGGATTATTAGCCCGAGCAGGGCAATGCATGCGGCAGCTATCATTTTTCATCAATCCTTCGCAGTGCTTGGCGCAGTAGCGCGCCGCCTTCGCATGGTTCTTCGAGTGCTGCAAGCGCCGCTGTTTTAAGTGCCTCGAATTGTTTTGCTGCGTCTAGCAACTCCTCGGGGGAAAAGAGCCCACCGCCAATGTGAACGCTTTCATGGTTGCGTGCCGCGTGCTTCATGTTTGCAATAAGTGTTTTCATGTCTTTTTCCTTTGGTTAGTTTCAAATTGTTCCCGATGGTCTGCGCTGTTATGGGTAGCAATAAAGTCTTCCTCGTCAATAGTTGGATCGCACCAGCAACTCGGCAGGAGGACATGCTCGTATAGGTCATCAATAGGTACTATGTGTTGTACAAGGTAGCCCATATCAGATACAAAACTTTCTACTTTCCAAGTCATATCTTTTTACTGCGTCTCTCGCTTTTCGCCACGTTCTATAGCATCGAAAATTTGCTGCTTGTCGTGATCGGATGCGATCGATGGATAGAAGTGCCGATCCGACAATCGGTCGAAGCACGCATTGAAAAATTCTCTGTAATCGTCCGCCGTGTATCGCAAAACGTCCACCTGATCGAGTAGTGATTCTCGCTCGGCTTCAAGTTTCGCGATTCGCGCGAATAATTCCGCAGCCATTGTGAAACCTTCGGAATATGCGATTCGCTCGGCTTCATCGGCTTTCAGTTTAAGCAGGTCAATCATAGTCAAACCTTCGATAATTTAAACAAGGGTTATATTCAATACGCGGTAACCGTCGCGGGTTCAAATTTTGAGTACCCGCTCGATTTGCCGTAGGTTTTTAAGTGTTGCTCGGGGGTAATGTAAATTGGATCTATGTTGCCGGTCCACCGTGGCGCATTGGCTTTTATGTATTTTTCGGCTTGCTCTTGCGTGATGTCGGATTGTTCTCTTGCGATGCCCCACCCAGTACCGGATGTTTTAGTCGGTGCATAGTTGCCCGAGAAGTCGACGAAAAAGTTCCAATGTCCACCAAAAGAAACGACCCGTTTCCCGTCGGTATAGAAGCCGTGCCGCTTGTCATTGCTTAAATAAACGTCGTACCCGAAGGAACGGATCTTTTCTGCTATTTGATTGATAAGCTGGGTCTTCATAATTAAGCCTTTACGGGTTACAGAGAAAAAAGAACAAAACGAGTGCCGTTGCTAGTGTTCTGATAATTTAAACAATGGTTACCTTCAATACGCGGTAGCCCGCGCGGATCAAGCTGTCAAGTTCGTACTGCCCGCGCCATGCTTCACACTCGGTCGATCCACTGCCCGTCGGGTTATCGACTTCCCACGTGATGCTGATTAATTGAAGAGGACTTCTGATAATCCCCGCGACGCGAAAAACATTATTTACGGGTTCGATGGTATGAAGGTCCGATCCTTCGACGGGCAGATATCGGTTCATGGCTTCACCCTTGCAATAGTGGGCGGAAGCGCTACATCGCCGGTTTTCTCGCAATACCGCATGCATTCTTCGGCCGTTAAAAACCGCATTACAGAAAGGTGCCCCCGAGGATTGTATGCCGTCCACAAAGTAGCGTGATACAACACCGGCATACCGGCTTTTTCTTGATGCCAACTTGACATAATTAATCCTTTACGGGTTACAGAGAAAAAAGAACAAAAAAGAAAAAGTACAAAACAAGCGCCGTTGCTAGTGTTCCGATAATTTGAGTGATAACGGGTGGCCCGGGTTCCGTGTTCGATTCGCGCCACCCTTGCGAGTGTTTATTCATAGTGTTGGTTCCTTTACTTTTCAGGTGGCCAGCTTTTTAATTCGTCACTTGCCCACCATAACGCGGCGTCGGGCGTTTTAAATACGGGTGAACCTGACATGGGGAACCATTGTTTTAATGTTTCCACCCATATATTTGCGACCCACCCTTCAAGCGGGATTTTCGAGGCGCTTATCTTTGGTATCGGCATAATGGTTCCTTTACTGATTAATCAGAGCACGGCAGATAGCGTCCGCTTCAGTGGCATCAATTGCGGTTTTGAAGCATTCGAGATATTGCTCGAATTGAGGATGATCGGGGCAAAGTCGGACACCCCCGTTCTTTTTGGTAGATTGGACAATTAATCCAGCGACGGGATGAACGCATGCTGAATATCGACCAGAGGTGTGGATAGTTTGGGTTTTCATAGTGTTGGGTCCTTTAATGTCACTTTTACGTTTTGTGCTGCCATGTGAAGAAGTATATCCCACTGGGTTCAAATGTCAAGGGTTATTTTAACCCATTGGGAAAAATCCCTAGTTTGTAAGCAAAAACGGCTGCGTCCCGTTCTTCTCGGGTTGCAAAGTAGCCAATGTGTATCAGCCCGCCAGTGGTGCGCACGCGGGCGCGGTATCGAGTGGGTGCAGGCACTCGCTTCACCCATTCGCCAGTTTGTAAAAAGTGTTTTAGTCGGGACGCTGCAACGGTGCGCCCGTCATAGCTAACCCGATCTCCGCATGCAGTCACATATTCGCGCACGGCGTCTCCGGCTTCGTTCGATGTGCGCCAGTGTTCAACATAAACCAACACACCGTCGCGCAATTCATAACCCGCGCCAATTTTTGACCAAACTACGCCGGTTTTCTGTTTGCGCGGGCGTCCTAATTTCTGATCATTTATCGCAACCGGGTCTTTACGTTTCCCTTGTCGTACTTCCAAAAGCCATTCGAGTTTGTCCGTATCCATACGCTCAATTTCGGACATATCCATCGCGGGGAATGCGTCGTAAACGGCATCTTCAATTGCTTGTCGGTTTCTCATTGTTTCTTCTTTCTTCAGTGTGTCTGTGTTCCCGCAGTTTAACAGAACGGTGACAACAAGCCTAGAAGATAAGGGCATGCGATTAAAAGATTCTCGGATTAAAAGACTGTTTAAAAATCGTATTGAGTCAAGGGTTCGCGCGCGCGGGAAAGGCTTTTATGTCGCTGTCTCCCGTTTCATTGGGAACATGAGCACGTTTGACCCAAAAGCACGGGAACAATGGGTGACTATTAACCCATTGTGTCTAGTCCACTGGGTTCCAATGACCCATTGAACCCAGATACTCAAAATCTAATCAAACCCATTGGTTCTACTGTTTATCGCCTACCCATCGGGTTTTTGACTCACTGGGTTTTGTGATTCTTGGGGTTGATGGGGGTGGGGTAGGGCCCGCTGGGTCGCTGGTTCGGCTACGTAAGCACCACGAGAATTCTGAAAATTTTTTCAAAAGTAAAAACCCAGTGGGGTCATGTAATCAATCAATCCTTGTATTCCACAAATTTAACAACCGTGCTAACATCGACAGCACTATGGAGCAAGGAAACTCTCAGCCTGTAGGCACGGTTGTCGCCAGTGATCAATCTCTTCCAAACTGGCTGTCGTGCCCAGACCCCAAACCCCCAAGGCTCCCTGCGGAGTCCAAAGCCCTTCGCCATGTCGAATATGAGCAAATATTCGAGCGGGTAATTGAAGACGTTTACCGGGGCCGATCCCTGCAATCCCTCATCGAAGACGACCATCGACTTGTGTCGTACGAGGATTTTTTGCGCTGGATTAAACGTGACCCGATTCGCCATGAACGGTTCAAAGAAGCGCAGGAGATGCGCACTGAGTTCTTGGCCGGGGAGATCCTTGAGATTGCTGATGGGATAGGCGCGATTGATCCAACATCGAATGACACAGTTAACCGAGACAAGTTGCGCATTGATACGCGAAAGTGGCTTATGGGCGCACACAATCGTAAGCGGTACGGGGAAACTAGGCAGATTGAAGTGGGTGGAACAATCTCGATTACCGAGGCTCTTGCGCAGGCGCAGGCTAGGGTGATTGAAGCTGAAGTGGTGGATGTGACCCCGAGATTGACGGACGAGGGAGAGTGACTTGCAGAAAATGAGATACAGTCCCGAGGAGGAGCAACTGCTGATGTCACAGTTGTGGTCACCTGCGATCAAGGACGATCCTGAAGCGTTCGTGTTGTTTGCGTTTCCGTGGGGGCAGAAGAACACCCCACTTGAGCATTTCAAAGCCCCTAGATCATGGCAGCGTAGGACGCTGCGGCGCATCCGAGACTTCATCAAGGAGAATCGGGGTAAGTTGACCGAGGGTGACCTGATTGAAGCGCTGCGCAGGGCTGTTTCGTCTGGTCGAGGGGTTGGTAAGTCCGCACTGGTTAGTTGGCTGATCCTGTGGATGCTGACTACTCGGATAGGTAGTTCTGTCATCGTATCGGCCAACAGTGAGAACCAGTTGCGGAAAGTGACGTGGGGTGAGTTGACTAAATGGGTGACAATGGCGATCAATGCTCACTGGTGGGAACCCACGGCTACAAGCCTGAACCCGGCCAACTGGTTGACCGAACTGGTCGAGCGTGACCTTAAGAAAGGTACTCGATATTGGGGTGCCGAGGGGAAGCTGTGGAGTGAAGAAAACCCAGATGCTTATGCTGGTGTCCATAATATGGACGGCATGATGGTGATCTTCGACGAGGCCAGCGGTATCCCCGATGGTATTTGGTCAGTTGCAGCGGGCTTCTTTACTGAAAACATTCTCGATAGGTATTGGTTTGCGTTTTCCAACGGACGACGGAACACAGGCTATTTTTATGAAGCTGTGGACGGTAATAAACGCGATTTTTGGGAATCTGAAAAAATTGACGCCAGAACCGTTGAAGGTACTGATAAGTCGATTTACGAGCAGATCATTGCGGAGTACGGTGAAGACTCGGACGAAGCTCGGGTTGAAGTTTATGGGGATTTCCCCAAGAGCGGACAAGACCAGTTCATCAGTCCTCACATCGTCGATGACGCCATGAAGCGTCCGCAGTACAAGGACATGACTGCGCCTGTGATTGTGGGGGTTGACCCCGCTCGGGGCGGCATGGACAGCACAGTAATTGCTGTGCGTCGAGGGCGTGACATTGTTGCCATTAAACGGTTTCGTGGTGACGATACCATGACTACAGTCGGACACGTTATTGATGCCATTGAAGAGTATCGACCAGCTTTGACCGTGATTGATGAAGGCGGGCTTGGGTATGGCATCCTTGACAGACTAACCGAGCAGAAGTATAAAGTTCGCGGGGTGAACTTTGGTTGGAAAGCCAAGAACCCTGTGATGTGGGGCAATAAACGCGCTGAGATTTGGGGAGCCCTGCGTGATTGGCTTAAGTCGGCTAGTTTGCCGCAGGATAGACTTTTAAAAGCGGATTTGGTCGGTCCAATGAAGAAGCCCAACTCGGCGGGAACTATCTTCTTGGAAGGTAAAAAGGAAATGAAGGCGCGCGGGTTAGCTTCACCAGATGCCGCTGACGCAATTGCCGTAACTTTTGCTTTTCCTGTTGCGCATCGCGAGTACAATGAGCGAACGAATCAACGGCGTAATGCGCAGAATGGAGCCGTTTCAACATCTTGGATGGGTGCTTGATGGCAACGAAGAAAAATAGGAGCAAATAATGCCACTTGTCAAAAGTCCCTCGAAAGAAGCATTCAGAAAAAACGTGGCGGCTGAGGCTAAAACAAAGCCCATTAAGCAAGCAGTTGCCATTGCGTACAGCGTCAAGCGCGAGGCCGCTAAAAAATCCCCGATGAAAAGTAAAAAATGAGACTTCAAGCCACACAAGACTGCCTTATTGTTCGTCCTGATATGGAGAAACATGACCTTTTTGTTCTTTTGCGACAAAAGCAAACTGGTACTGGTGTAGTTGTCTCTGCTGGTCCTGCCGCCAAGGATGTAAAAGTGGGCAATCGTGTGCTATTTGGAGATTCTATCGGTCAGGACTTACAATGGGAAGGCGAAGACCTTCTCGTAATGCGAGAGGCGCACACCCTCGGAGTATTTGACGCATGAAAGACACTATCGGAATCGTAGCCGCATCAAATGTGGCAAAAAACGGACCGCATCCGTCAAAAGGCGGCTCTGAAGACATTCTTACCGTCGCCCGCTCACGTATGACGATGGCGATTTCAGCGTTTTCTGAAACGCGGGAAAGTGAACTTGACGATCTGCGGTTCTACGCAGGCTCTCCTGATAATCAGTGGCAGTGGCCCGCTGATGTGCTTCAAACTCGTGGTGCGGTTCAGGGTCAGACTATTAACGCTCGTCCTTGCTTGACCATTAACAAATTACCACAGCACGTCAAGCAGATTACCAATGAACAGCGCATGAATCGTCCGGGGATCAAAGTAATTCCTGCGGACGATAAGTCGGATGTAGACATGGCTGAAGTCTACAACGGTGTAATTCGCCACATTGAATACATCTCTGACGCCGATGTTGCGTATGACACATCGTGCGAAAATCAAGTTGCTTACGGTGAAGGTTATATTCGTCTGTTGACCGAGTATTGCGACGAAGAAACTTTTGATCAAGATATTAAGATTGGACGCATTCGTAATAGTTTTTCGGTCTACATGGACCCTTTGATTCAAGACCCGACCGGTGCTGACGCCCGTTGGTGTTTTATCACAGAGGACATGACCAAAGTTGAATA